CCTTTCCCTAGCCTCCGCGGAGTTGCTTCGTCGAAATCACACCAGAACCCGCAGTCACCATACCCGAAAGGGATATGGAGACGCAGGTTTCGGGGCGTGCGGCGAATCAACAACCTATGCGCCTTCAAGAACGCACTATCACGGAAACTCCAATACGCATTGACGCGCGTAGAGGCAAACCTCGATATGTCGTTCGCAAACTTATAAACCGAATCCTCCTGGATTTTACTCCAAAAGAAAGGTCTTACGTCTACGCCGTCAAAGAAGTCTGAACCGCAACTCTCAAAGAAGCGGCCTTTCGAGAAAGACTTATCGTCGTTAACGGTGAATCCACAAAATTCCAATAGTCTCACGACTTGTGGATAAGTGGAGCTCTCGCAGATGATATCGTCGCCGAATGCGTTCGTCAGGGCCCGTGAGGACCCCGCAGCTCGCGCTAAGCAATAGAATATCACAGTTTCGAGTTCAAAAGTTGCGCCGTTACCCATCGAAGAAAATTTCTCAGACTCGTAGCATTTACGCTCCAAGTTAAAAAACTTACTCCGACAATCATCCAATAACGTGGCCCAATCCTCAGGAAGAAGGAACCAAATTAGAGAACGACAGATTGTATCGGAAGCAGACGAGAGATCGATTGTTGCCAATCCCCAATCTTGTGCCAATGAGGCGAGAACTCTATTCCACGTAGGACCGAACTTTTTAAAGTCCAGTCCAACATAGTTTGAGAAGCGTTCGGCTATCAACTTTCCAACGCCAAGCTGAGCATACACATTTAAGTGCGGCTCAATAGCTATGGCGCGTTCAGTCTTAGCGTTCTTCGGGACGAATGAGACGTTATTCCCTTTTACGATGGCTACCTCATGTAGCTCACTCAACCATCTAGACCCGATGAGGTCAGGAAGGAAAGGAAATAGATCCGGAGTCAAAGTTACGCGCCTCGCGTATTTCTTTGGTAGAGTGATATCGCGTTTAACGATATCAGTCGCCCCGGGCCCGAAACGAAAATTCAACCCACCAGTCTTCGGGACGTTACCTAAGATTTTTGAGATTAGATTCCGTGCCTTTGCAAGCATCGCGAACATCTCGGGATCATCAGATAAAAGGGCAGCTAAGCCCTGTGACGTCTGAAGTAGGTCGAACTTAACGTTCGAGACTGCGCATTGCCTTTCTGCCTCCCAAAATTTATCAACCGCCGCTTGGCGTCGGTCGATAGAAGTCGGAAGGAATGTAGACTTGGACAGGCCCTTTACAGCCTGGTAATCCTTGCGAAAGGATTCCACCGAGTCATACCACAGAGGGTCGATCTTCTTGGAGACAAGTTGATCGAATTCCCCATGCTCTATCAGTTTGAAAACCGATAGAGCAACCGGCGTGTCAAGAGCTACGAGGAACTCTTGATAGGCTGCAATCACATCTTCTGGGTCGATGTGCCAGCTTTTCTGCTGGACCTTCATTCCTGAAGGACTGTGTCCCTTAGTGCGCGGTCGTAAAGGCTGTGGCTCGCCGAACGAATCGTTCGCGAGATTGGAGTTTTCACAAACCCCACGTTTAAATGTAACCATATTAAACTTTCTTGAAAGGACTTAACACTGGCAACCGGCCACAACCTACGCTTTCGTGTAGGCAGGGGCCCTAGAGTTGAGCTGCTTTGAGTCGATTAAGACGTAAGCACATCTCAACTAGTTGACATTCCCATCTGGACGAGGAAAAGTAGGAAGCCAATAAAGACTATCACCACCACTGTAAGTAGCAATCCGAAGATTGCTGCGTACGGGTCCCTCTTCATCAATACAGAGGATCGAGGTCTTCAACCCCGGCCCGGATGTATGCGTGGTCCAAGGCGTTAGCCATGGCCGCGCGCAGATGCTTGCGCATCTGCCCTGAAGCATTTTCAGGAATGATGAATTCAGCATTCGCCCGGAGTGTGCCTGTGACCGTCTCAACAGAGTTGATCACTTGCACAATCGGGATCGCCACCGACGCCAAAACTTTGTAAGTTTTACGAGTAGGTTTCGAAGGGTCGAATGTGTAGACGATGGAAGGTTGCTGTTCGCGCGTCATAAGACGACGATCCACCAACACAGTGCGCGCAGAGCTCAAGAGCTCGGGGGCGTAGGTGACAGCGACCGGAGTGGTGCTGCCGTCGTTGACGGAGAAACCGTTGGCGACAAATTGAGGCATTTTAAAGTTCCTATGGCGCATGGCGCCGTTGAAAGATGAAGGAGATGATCAAAAGTGAGGAGAGTTAACGCCTCATAGTTGATCGCGTCAATGCCAAGCCATCCAAAAACCGCTTAACATTAAGGCCCGGGATGTAGTCCATTCGCGGAATCGAGATCGAAACGTTAGCCGACCGAGAGAAATAAGAGGTGTTAAACTCATGTTTCCCTTGGCGGACGACGCCGACCTGTTTCCACTTATAGACCGAACCCTCAAGCACTGAATCAAAGTGCGGGCTGACCGTTGCTTTCGCTAGGCCGTAGTTTACCTCTTTAGTAGACATCCATGTGCTTAACACATCTATGCCTACAAGCGAGTCAAGGCTACCGAGGAAGTCGCCGATCGGTAAGAACCAATCGATGATAAACGACCCGGGGGTTAATTCCCACAGAGTCGCTGGCAGGTTGATTAGACCTAGCCGTGCCCACGCCTGAGCGTGTTTATTGACTTGAACGTATGCTCCAGCAACAGCGTTATATTTGCTACTGATTACAAAGGGAGACCTTTGTAGGGTAACAACTTTCTGGCCGCTGCCGGAAGCAACACGTTTAATCAATGGCTCACTACCAGATCGATGCAGCTCCGAGAGCGCATTATCCAGATCATAAACCAAAGGAGACACGGCGTAACGCCACATTAGCCATTTCTTGCTTACGTCTTTCGACGTCTTGGCAAGCTCTCGCGTAAGATCAGCCGACCAATGGTGTCGGTACTTCCTGATCAGTTTGCGGATATGTCTCATATCACCGCGCTTCACAGCACGGTAAGCTTTGACAACACCGCGTAGCGTATCGGTGAAGAAATCTAGTGTTTCCGGGAACTCTCCCGCAAATGTAGCTAGATTCATCGACTCACCCTTGATCTTGGACCTTAAGTTCAAGATCGCCTGTGACTGGGCCCTAGAGGCTTCGTCATAGGGGTAAGCCGAGTACGAGGGCGTAGAACCGACAGCGGAAACGCCGCCGGTCCACGTATTCTCGTTCACCTCTCTAGTAATTGTTCCACCATAAGCGACATGACTTGTCGGACTCGTTAAGAGAAGGATACCTTTCGGCTTTTTACGCCATTGGCGGG